CTCCGCCATAGTCTACCTCCAGCTTATAGAAAACGAGCGTCAGTTGACGCACGCAATCTACGGCTATAGAGTCACCCAACATCGCCATTTCGACAGCCTTTCCCAGAAAAATCGGTATCTTTGAGACTCCGGTAAATCCGGAGTCGAGATCCGACTCTTGGGTCTGGACTTCCCTGGTTTCAAAACCCAGGGGAGTATCCCATGCCAGTGTGGCATGGAACTTGTCTAGAGACTTCCCAATTCTGGGAAGAATCACAGTGATGAAGGTAAGACCCTCATTGTCAAACCGCCTGCGAAAAGTCTGTTTATCAGACTCCTCCACATAAGGTCTGTAGCGTTGGTTACTCGCTAGGTTCTCCCATAAAGGGAGAAGGCTTTTCAGGTTACCGTTCATATGAATGGACACCTCCGAGAAGCGTACCTAGCATGACCCAAGTTGTACACACAGAAGAAACGGGCGCACACCAGTTCGATCTGCCGCTAATGTCTGAGCACGAGACTTTCTTAGTTCTCGTTGTTCAGCACTGCGGTCACGTTTGCGTTTGCACCACCTTCGATGAGAAAATCAATTACTTGATTAACCATCTCAATGATGACTGCATTCGTTATCGCCGTACTGGGCGGTCGAGTAATCACACAGTGAAAACTCGCCGTTGCTGGCACCAAAAGCGCGTCAACTTCCGTTCGGTCGTTGCGCACAAGATGCCTTTCCGTTCCGTCCTTAAGAGTCTCATGGGAGACAATAAGGGTCTTCTTGCTGGGGAGCGTTAGCCCCGCAACTGAAAACTCCGATCGACCGAGGTCCGCTGCTTTCAGTACGAATACTGTAAGATTGGTATCAACGTCGGCCGGTGAGTCCTTACTCAAGGATTGTGTAGTGGCTAAAGCCATGTTCGGAAGCTCCTCCCTCGAAATGAGGGCGAAAAGAGGTACTTGCTAAAAGAAGGCAAGATCACTCAGAGTTTTTGAAAAAGCGAAGGATATAGATCCACCGCTGCACCTCGCTATAGACTAAATGAAACCTTTGGAGGTTCCACTTTCACCTACGGCTAAGTAATGCTGCCAGGCTCACACCGAGCGCGGCTTGATTCAGCGACGGCATTTTCCATCCTAACCCAGCCAAAGAGGCAAAGTCGGGATAGATAGGCATACGATGGAAGGTATTGATTACCTCATTCGCGCCTGCCGAAGCGGGACGGGATGTATACGTGCCATCATTAGCACGTAACCAGCGCCACTGGATATTATTAATTTCCTTGTAACTCACGAATGAGTCCACAAGGACGATTGGTAGTTCCAACGCATCTACTTTGTAACGCGCAAGAAATCCCCCAACGTTAAAGAACCAATCGATAACGAAGGAGAACGGTATTGCGTCCCAAATGATGCGAGGATTCAGCTCAAATCCCATAGAGTCAAGAAGACCCCGTAGGACCAGATCCAACGATCCCATGACCGCTAAAGGCTGCGGTGCATAAGTGATGGAAACTGCCGCCTTTCGTTGGCAGTTTGCTGTCCATGTACAAGTGTGTGATCCACTCGGATACACGGTAGTACCGTTCGCGGAAGTTGGAAGTCCGTGGTTTACACCGGAGTTCGCTTGATAAAGCGTTCCCAGCTTAGACTCGAACTCAGCCAATTTTGTCCTAAGATCAATCACGCCGCTGATTAAGTCGGTGAGGTCAGCCACAGTTGGCTTCCACCCAAACTTATACGCAACGAATTTCTCCGGAATAGCATTGACAACATCTTTCTTCGAAGCTCTCTTCACGGTTTTTATATACCGTGGGAAATCCTTCGATCTTTTCTTCCATAGCTGATATATCCGCGTCAAATCCTCAATATCCAGAAGGAAATTAGGGATAGATACGGACGTCAGATCGGGCTGGACATTAGCAAAATAATTGTTAATCCAAGCCTGGCCATTAGCGCCTAGTACTCCCGCTCCGGTTTGAACCAGAGCAGTTTTCGCGGCGTTAACTATGGTATTTCTAGCATTACACGCGTTTGCATGCGCTCCACGGTAATCCGTGGTCCAGCCTGCAGGACTGACGAGCGTTAAAGCTTGCGCATCAGTCCCACCCGGGTAAAAGAATCGATCTTTAACGTGATAACAGTAATTCGACTTGGCTCGCTGATTAGCTCGCTTTGTCGTATAGACGATGGTCTCCCCAGTCACGCCGTAAGTATATGAACCATTAGAAAAGGTTCCTTGAGAGACATGAGAAGAATTGAAATTCTCGTTCAAGCTCACACTTACTACGTTATTTGGTTGACTTCTCGTCTTCACTTTTGGTGATCCTGTCATCACATTCATAGATCGGTCTGCTCCTAGAAAAGAAAGGTGTCCCTTCCATTAATTGGGCTCTCGCCCTGTCAGGAATCCTCCCACTTGTCAAGTGGGG